ACTGTAGATGAAGGTGGTGTAGAACAACCAGCTCAAGATCTAGTAAACCTGCAACAAATCTTCAAGGACTACGGCGGTCGTCAGTTTACTAAGGAAGACATCCTTGGTGACGAACGTCTTATGGATATTGTAAGAAGTAATCTTGAAGCAAGGTTTACCCCAGGTGGAGTTCTTACTAAGGCTAGACGTACAGTGTCTGGTCTTTCTGGTGCTGCTATTGGTGGTCTATCTATGAGTGACTATCGTAGCATGAGTGACGAAGAAGCTTTTGAAATCTGGCAGAACTATCAACGTTCTTTTGCTGGTGGTCAAACTGTAACCACTGGTAATGAAATAGCTTATGGTATGTCAGCTTCAGATGATGTCAAAGCTAAGTTGGGTGCTGGTTATTTGCTGTTTGATCAAATGACGAATGCCTTTACTGGTGAAGGCTCTTGGGCAGAAATGGGTGATGCTATTTGGGACTACACAAAGTCTGCTGTATATGATCCGTCTACCATATTATCTTTTGGTCTTGGTAAAGTCTTTGGCTTTGCTGGAACTAAAGCCTCTAGTGCAGTTGCACGTAATATGATGAGTAAGGCTTATCTAGATCAGATTAAGAAAGGTGTAGCTAAAGATACTGCTATTGCAAATATTGGTAAAGCGACATTGAAATCTTTACCGTTTGCCACTGCGGATGCTGTAATTGGTGCTGGTACAGATGTTGTTTATCAGATGCAGCGTATAAAAGTAGATGCACAAGATGAGTACAGCCCTCTTCAAACTGCTTTTACTGCTGCAGGATCTATGGTCGTAATTCCTAGCTTGGTTGCTCTAGGTGCAACTACAAAAGAGTTTCGTAAGAGTAGTCTTGCACCTCAGTGGATGGCATACAGAGAATTTGATGATGTCAATCTAAAGCTAGGTATAGAAGAAGCTGAAAAAACTTTGGCAACTAGAGTTAAACGAAATATTAAGCTAGACACAGTAGATGAAAACTTTGGAGTAGTTAAAGGTGAAACTAAGGACTTCTTAGCCTGGATTGATTTTAGAAAAAAGGCTAAGGAACGTATTGAAAAACGTGGTGAAAAATACACCAACACTGATGTGGTTAATTCTTTCTTTGATTACTTCTGGTTTGGAAACCCAGATGGAAAAACTAAAGGGTACTACCAAACTATTAAAGAAGCTGGTTTTGTTTTACACCCAGCAATGAAAGAAAAGTATGGAACCACTGGTGCCTTTGCACAAACAATAAAATTTTTAAAGCCAGCACAAGCTAAAAAGATTGTTAAGAAATTTGAAAAAGATACTGGTTATAAATTAAAGTTCTATGACGAAGAAGGTAATATTATTACCAGTGATAAAGTTACTCCCATAAGCCTTGCATCACACTTTGCAGCTAACGCTAGCTTTGGGGGTAAGAGTCTTTGGATTTCTTCACACCTAAGTAGACTAGAGAAAGCTGGCTTAAATATCACAGATGCGCTTGAACTTGTAAAACCCACTAAAGGTGTAGATGATCCCGCCCGTTGGGCTTATGGTCTGTCTGTATACAAAAGACTTTTGACCTCTCACCTATCCACAACAGGTGCTAACGTTAAAGGTTTTACACAACTTATAAGTTTAAACAGTGCTGCCGATATGGTTAGTGCAGCTATTAGTTTATCTCAAAGTGGCTTTTATAAGTATATAAAAGGGGATGCTAAAGCTGCAGAAGCATTCTATAACAAAGCTTGGGGATCTTCGTTAGGGGCAGCTCGTAGAGGCTTTGATGTTATTTCACCAGATATACCAATTGAATATGCAGATAAGATTTTGTCGTTACAACCTCAGATAGCAGAAAAATTATTTAGAGATGTTGCAGGTGATGGTGGTGTAAGGGACGCTTATACTGATTTTAACCTTGATAAGATTGAGTATGGTAAAGGTGTCTTTGAGGGGCTTGATGAAGTTGAAAAACTAGCTTGGAAAACTGTTGATGCAGGAACTAAAGGTGCACAAACTTTAACTTTGGTTAGGTTACAAGATGACTTAACCAAACGTTGGGCTTTTGGAACAAACGTAAACCAAGCTATTATGCGTGAATATGGTATGACAGCTGAAGATTTCTTCAGGCCAGGCAGAGCTAATGAAGCTGCTGTTGAAATGGCTACAGACAGGTTCCAAAAAAATGTTTTAGAGAAAGCTGCTTATCGTACTATGAGAGAAACAGCCTCGGTTAACTGGTCACGTTTAAATAAACAAAGCAACAACTTTATGAGAGCTTTGGCAAAAGAAATAGAAACTAACAGACTGTTAGGTACAAACAGATCTGCAATCGGTTATATTGTACCTTTTGGTAGCTTCTTAAATACCACAGTTGCAACTGCAGGAGATTTAGTAGGTATTAATGCGTTTAGATTTGCTGTTAGAAAAGCTACAGGTCAGACGATAGATTATGCTACAGAAGAAGGTGTTGATCTGTTAGCCAAAGGTATTGTTGGTTGGAGTGCTATAGGCCTAGGAATCTATGCAGATCCATTTGGACTAGGGGGTATGGGAGCTAAAGAAAGAATTGAAAACAACCTAGCTTATAACCAAGACCCTCAATCTGATGGTACTATACAAGATAGAAAGTATGACTGGCCTGTTTCAACTATGAGACTAACTTCTCAGATAGTTTCACATGGATTAGGTGCAGGTACTGGAGAGTTTGAACCAAGCCTTTCAGCTTTTGATCCTAAAAGAATTCCATCAGACCTTATTGTAGAACTAGGACTGCAACTAGGTGGTCAAGCAATTAGGGATTTAACAGGTTTTGAAGCTACTCTGCAATATGCAGGTGAAGAAGCAGTAGATGGTAACTGGGAACCACTGCTATCATTACTTCCCAAGTTTCCTGCAAGGATTTTTCAAGGTATTACAAGACCTCTAGACCCTATCAATGTTGTTGCAGGTTTGGTAACTGATGGTAATATGAATCCTGACAGGAGACAAGGTGCAGAAACCATTAACAATATGTTTAAGTATATTGATAATATTACAGGAACGTCAAAAGACCTAGAAGAGAGGTCCACTGCAACTAGAGGCAAACAATATACTACGAACGTTGGTAAGCAAATACTGGGTGTAAGAGAAACGTCTATGCCCAATCTAGTAGAAAAGATGATGAATGCTGCAGAAAGGCCTTACTGGAAAGCTATAAGGTTTGATGGACCACCTGAAGTAAAAAACATAATGGATGGTATAGCTGCTCCATTCTTTGAAGCAACAGCTCTTAGGTATCTTAATAATAATCCAGACTATTTTGAAAAACCTTTAGAAGAAAAAGAAAGAATCCTTGATCTAATAGCTGAGGAAGTTAAAGAGGATGTTACAAAAGTCGTAGAGGATGGATTACCTAAAAGTATAAACTTAGTTAAAGTTCTTTCTGGAAAGAACAAAAAAGATGTAAGAGAAGTTATGGAGTTTCTTGGGGTTGAAGAAAGTCTAGAAGAGTTAATAAAAGAGGAAGATGGTGTAACAACTTTACTACGAATACAAACTTTACTAGAAATATGGGATGAGGTAAAAGACTTCAATATAAATAAATAAGGGGGCATCAAGCCCCCCTCTTTTTATGTATCATCATCCAACATATAATCTGCCCAATCATATGCTTGCCGCTTTATTTCTTGCATATTGTTACTCGACCTGCCACCAGCCAATAGACCACTTAATGCCTGACCTGCCAAGTAAATCCTTGCGGTCAGGCTTTTTGTTGCAGGAGCTTTACGCTTTTGCTGAGTGAACTTTTTTGCTTCTTTCTCTAAGCTCTCTTTCAATTACCAGCTCCTTGTTTTTGAAATAGGCTTTGTTAAAACCCATCTCCCAATCCCTGTTATCTTTTGTATTAACTTGGTAGGGGTTACCCAAGTCACCTCTGAGGAAGGATTGATATCCTTCATTGAATGGTTTTATCGTTTGCTTTGATTTTGTATAAGTGCTTCTAGGTACCATCTTGCTTTCTTTAAATCCTCTAGACCATTCTTGTAACGCCAACGATGTAAGTACTTCGCAACGTTACCTCTATAATAACCGATGAGTTCCTCATCTGTCAAGATATCTTTGATGTAATCAATACATTCAATATCACCTTGACCGTAGTGTGCAGGTTTGTTTACGTTGTCTGCAGGTACTACATTATGAAACTCTATTTGTTTTTTCATAGTATGATTAACTCCGCTTCTGTATAAGGAATATGAAAGAACAACTCACCTGGTTTGATGTATCTACCTTTTGCTTCACCAAGACTTTCTTTAGTTAGCAAGAAGTCTCTGATACGCCAAGCTTGTTTGAGGTCTCTACGAAAGACGTAGAAGTTAAGAACACCGTTCTCGCTTTGATACTTATCAAGTAGACGTTGTTTACGTTCTGGAATACGAATCTCTCGCCAAGTTACTGGCCAGTCTCCTTCCCATGCTACCTTAACTTCTGCCTCATTAAAATATGTATAACCATGTTTCTGAGAGACAACATCTACGTGGTAGTTTTCTTCAGTGTTGACTAGCACATGCCCTTTCTTTGTGAGGTATGCTGTTAAAGCATCCTTAGCTTGTGAATCGTATGCTTCGTACAAAGCACGGTTAAACTGTTTTCTTACTGGTCCCAATAGACTGTCTCCATTTTAATTCGTAGAGCAGTTTATTCTGCTCGTACTCTGACATTATACACCATTCACGAATCTCGTCAATAGTGCGGTAACACCCTGCGCAGTATCCATCTTCTATTCGACAGATCTTTACGCAGGGCGATTCTACTTGGCCTAAGCTCCTATGTCTACGATTTCGCATACATCACCAGTACAAGCAAATGTTTGACTTGATGCAGTGGTGTCTTCTTTTTCGTAGTCACTTAGCTTAGACCAGTCGATCTTGTCTGGCATTGATGATAGTAGTGCCTGATAATCAGACTTACCAATCTCTTGATATGGTGCCTGTTGGTAAGTGTGTTCGTTATAAGGCAAAAACGATACACCAGACATCTCATCAAAGTGATCATAGACAAAAGCACCAACCTCAAACCACTCGTCTTTCTTTACGTTGATTGTGACAGAAGGTTTATGTTCACACCAATGTCTCTGATACATCAACCACATTTGCAGTTGATCAATGGCAGATAGATCAGAAGTAACTACAGCTTTGTTAGGAGCTTTTACAGGAAAGCTAAACACTGTAGTTTGATCAGGTTTAAATACATCAGGTTCACTAGGAATACCCTGATCTTTCATAAACGTTGTTAAGGGGTCTTTGTTATCTCCTCTAACGGTTCTAATGTAATAATTTGAATGTCGTGCGTGGATTCCAGAGGCACTGTCAACGAGCTGGGATACCGTTCCCGAGGGCTTAACACAGCTAATAGCAGCAGAGTGAGGAATACCAAAAAGATCAGCATACCTAGCATTTGTTTCAATAGCAACTTCACGAAGTCTTTCAAGAGTTTTATCCAATCCTTTATTCTTCAAGGTCATTAATGGATTATCCATTATGCCTGTGAGAGACACACCGAGCAGTCGTTCATCTTCTGTATTTCGTTGCCACACCTTTCGCAGATATGGAAACTTGGTGTAGGTGGACTGAATCGTTCCCAGAATAGTTGCCAAACGGACTTTTCGTTCCAGATCATCCACATTGTCTGTAGCCCTGACCACAACTTCTGTAAGGTTGCAGAACTGATACGGGCGGAGGATAATCTCACTACAAGGATTAGTTCCAAAATCCCACTCAGTATCACGTCTGCCATTTTTTGCAGCTTGATTTTTAGATGCTTGCCTGTTGAAGATTCCACGTTCTCCACTCCCCGATTCTACAAGAGCCATCCACTCACGCATAAAGGATAGGCTATCTGGTTTCTCTGTATATGCGACAGAGTTATTTGCTAAGGCACGTTGAGGATCATTGTCCCACCAGTTGCCAGACTTGGCATGACGCATACGGTCATCACTTAGATTTGATAAAGAGATCATAGCTGATCGACGTACACCGCCTACAACCACTACTTCACCGATCTTACACATCAAGTCATGACACTCGATAGAGGACAACTTACGTCCCTGTGCACCTTTAAAAATATTGACAGTAAAGTTAAATAGATCAACTAAAGGTGCTGGACCTGATGCTCTACCGCCAAAAGTTTTAAGTCTTGCACCTGCAGGACGAACTTGTGAGATATCCCATTTAGGGATTTCACCAGCCCATAGGAGAGCAAGTACTTGACGGAAAGCCTTAGCCCAACCTTCTTTACTGTCTTTAACTACGACAGTGGTATCACTATCGAAAAGCTCTGGGATGTCTGGAAGCTTGCTGATGAACTGTCTTTCAACACTAAACCCTACACCAGTTCCACAGAGAAGAATAAACATAGCCTCGTCAAAACTCTTTGGATCATCGACAGGCAAGTAGCTGCAGTTATACCCTGCAGTGTTGTCACGATACAAGGCTTGGCCAGCTGTCATCATAGCTCTCATGCTAGGCATAATCTCTAGATCAAGAATAGCTGCTTCAATCTCGTCGTAGGTACCATCATCAAAATCACCTGATGTCATCAACAGAGGTGCTACAACATTTTTCATGTAGCGTTCTACAGTTTCAGGCCAAGACTCACGTCTTTGAGAATCTTCAAGCC